AGAGGTTCTAATGAGTTTATTTGTTTCTACAACGGGAACAGACGTGGAGGTGCCAGAGCTTGGCATCTCCATTATTCATCCAACGACGGATCAAGATCTTCTTGATCAGTTTAGTTCAGATGAAATATCTAAAGCTTTTAGTTTAACCGCTGCCATTGTTAGCGGTGCTTTAGTCTGGAGAAAGATAGCGGCAGGAGTCATTCAAACGCCTTCTAGCTACGATTCAGATTGGGCAGAGGTGGCAGAATTAAACACGGGCACAGGCTCGAGCGCAGACAGGGTCGTGACGTTTAAAAACCTTATTACGACCAAGGCAGGAAGAATTGCAGCTGGAGGATTCACAGGTAATCCACGAAAGGCAACAGTGACATTCGCAACAGCTTTCCCAAACACTAACTATACAATCACAGTTCTAGGTGCTGACGGCAGATCATTCATTTATGAATCAAAGCTTGCAGCATCTTTTGTAATTAATACACAAGCGAACGCAGCACTTTCTGGTGAAGTTCACTGGCAAGCACAAGCTGATGGGGAATCGGTATAATGGGTCACTTAATTGATAATATAACAGTAGAAGGAAACGGAAGTCTTGCGGGGCTTATCCTCCCTTCTACTCCTGTAGCGACCACAGCGGCAGGGACTTTAACACTTACCGCTACGAGTGGTTCCGTCGTTTTCCTAACAGGCACAGCGGCTGGCTATTCAGTGGTTCTTCCAAACGCTACGACTTTGGCCCAAGGGCGGCAGTATGAAATATACAATACTAGCTCCGCTCCAGTAGATATTAAGACGAACGGTGGTGCGACCCTGTTCACACTAGCGCAGTTCTCAACAGGGTATCTTTATCTTTTAAGCAATGGAACAGCAGTAGGGATATGGTCAGCATGGCAAATTTTCGCAGACCCAAGTGTTGCTACAGGTATTTTAAACTACAGGTCAACAAGTTCAGTTTCATTCACGACAGCAAGTGCGACAGACGTTATCATTACAGGTTTCACTCTCACGCCACAAGCTGGGACTTACGCTGTTTGGTATAACGCTTCAAGTGCAATAGCAACAAACAACACGAAACTGAGATCTTCGATATACAAAGGTGGGACGCTAATAGCAGATTCAACTCGACTAACACAGGCTTCAGGCGGTACATGGTCTGGTATGGCATCCACAATGACGACATCACAGTTCAACGGCTCACAGACTTGCGACATAAGGGTGAGATCATCATCAGGTAATATTTCAGTTCTTGATAGAACATTAATCATGATCAGATTGGGGAATTAATATGGCACTAACCAAAACGTACACTAAAACTCCATGCGCTTTAGATCGTATTATTTTCGACATACAAAGAAACGTGAACATCACGCTCGCTTTAAACTTTTCGACCACAAGTCTTTTTGGGGATCAGCTTACGGTTGGATTTCTAGCTGACCAGCCTGATTGGTCACACGTCGATTCAGTAGTCTCAGCTCATACGGGAATAGCACTTCCAAGCAATCTTACACAGGCCGTGTCAATAGCGTCGCTTCCAGAATCCGAGCCATTTGCAAGACCAGCATATAGAACTAAAAGAAATGCAACGGCAGCACTGGTTACGGTCACAGTGAATACCTCAAACACAATCGACTTCCTTATGACGGCAGAACGCTTCGTCACGGGTGGTGCATTGATCGTTAAGAACGCCGAGCTTGGCGACTACATCACGGCTTCAGTGTTTGACGGCTACAATGGTGGGGTCATTCCTGAAGCATATAGAGCGGCCCTATGCGAAGCGTGGCCAGTGGTTGGGCTTTACATTGAGAAGGAATGGATTAAGAAAGAAGACGGGGTTTATTCATCTCACGAGATTAATACATACCCACTCAACGCAAAGATCTCGGCAGGTCTTTTACTTCGTGTGACCTATTTCGCAACAGCGGAAGGCTTAGATAGGGTTGTCGCACTAAACTACAACTTAACAAAGAAGCTATAGCATGAAAGGTTTTCTTCAGAGATCGTTGCTTAAGATTGTTGGGATTTGTTCAAAAGCAATGTCCCAGATTCACGCTCCGTTCACTCGTAAGAAAATATCAGCAAAACATTATCATGCAATTAGATTCAAGCTTAGACCGGGAATGGTTCTTCTATCCCAAACGGAAGGCGAACTATCGAGCTTGTTCATTCCGGGCTTCTGGGCACACGCAGGGATTGTCTCTGACAATCTAACTGTAATCGAGGCGACATCACACGGGGTAGTTCAGACCGACCTTATAGACTTCATGATGAAGAAAGACGTTGTGTGCGCCCTAGAGCCATTGTTTGCTAACACTGAAGAGATGGTTCAAGCGATGATCGTGGCCCAAGCTCAAATAGGAAAGCCATACGACTTTGAGCTTATGCAATCAGACATTGAAAAGTTCTATTGCAGCGAGTTAGTGTATTTCGCCTACGACAAAGCAGTTCAACACTCTCCATTCAAACTACGAACCACACTCGGCAGAGAAACGGTTACTCCACAAGACTTCTACGACGCTAAAAAGAAATTCAAACAAATTTGGCATAGTGGTGAAATGTGGTAAAACTACAACAAAAGGCTATCGAAATGGCGTTGGCTGGCAATACGGTTATGATGATATTTTCATTAAAGAATCTTGCTGGTTGGTCTGACAAGCTAGAGACAAGAGTGGATTCAACTCTGATTCAAATAAATATCGACAATGATGATAATGAGCTTTAATGATTAATTTACTACATGGTGATTGCTTAGAGCTTATGAAATCTATTCCCGATAAATCAATTGATATGATTTTAACCGATCCACCTTATGGAACTACAGCTTGTAAATGGGATGTAGTAATTCCATTTGAACCAATGTGGATTGAGTTAAAAAGAGTGATTAAAGATAATGGTGCTATCTGTTTATTTGGGAGTGAACCTTTTAGTAGTCACCTTAGATTAAGTAATTTAAAGATGTTTAAGTATGACTTAGTTTGGGACAAAATGAGATCGGGAGCAATAGGTGTTGCGAAGTATCGGCCAATGCCAAGCTTTGAAAACATTATGGTGTTCGGAAAGAGTAAGACTACTTACAATCCTCAAATGAGAATAGGGAAGGCGTATATTGACAAGAGGGGTGATGATACTGTCATCGAGAATCTATATGAAAATGCGCATAAGTATGGATTCAATAGTAAAAAAAGCCAGCACAATGAAGGTGTCAGATACCCATTAAGTATATTACCTTTCGTTAAGTTTAATACTAAAGGTAATCACCCCACTCAAAAACCCGTTCCATTATTAGAATACCTTATCAAAACATATACATTAGAAAATGAAACAGTATTAGATTTCACAATGGGAAGTGGTTCAACAGGCGTTGCCTGTATTAATTTAAATAGAAACTTTATTGGAATTGAAAAAGATGACAAATACTTTGAAATTGGATCAAAAAGAATTAAGGATTGCCTAGATTCAAAGACAGAGATAGCCAGAGAGCGAATAGGTGTTTAAGAAGACAGCGGCCCAGGTTAAAGCGACTATCATTCTAGGATCAAGGGCCATTCACATAATGCTATTTGGTGGATCTCGCTCGGGAAAAACCTTTAAGATATGCAGGGCAATCATCGTACGTGCTTCAAAAACTCAATCAAGACATGCTATTTTAAGACTTAACTTTAATCATTGCAAGACATCGATCTGGATGGACACTCTCCCTAAGGTGTTTAGACTTTGCTTTCCAAACCTACCAGTGACATGGAATAAAACAGACTACTACGTCTCATTTCCAAACGGCTCAGAGATATGGATAGGCGGGCTTGATGATGACAAAAGGGTGGAGAAGATCTTAGGTAAAGAATACTCAACAATGTTTTTCAATGAGTGTTCCCAACTATCATGGGATTCGGTTCAAATAGCACTGACAAGACTAGCAGAGAAGTCAGGGCTTAAGAATAAGGTTTATTATGATGAGAACCCGCCAACTAAAAGACATTGGAGCTATTGGGTCTTTGTTAAAAAAGTGCATCCTGAGACGGGTGAGACCCTAGCGGAGGATGATTATGCATCAATGCTAATGAATCCCCAGGATAATATAGAAAACATAGATGAGAACTATTTAAAACTTCTCGAAAGTTTAGATGAGAAACAAAAGAAGAGATTTCTATATGAGTCTTCATCCCTAAATATTAGATTGGAATTATTATAATGATTGAAGAGATTGAAGACCTTGATGGCATAGAATTTTTAGGTGAGATGGTCGACGACGATATGCTCATGAAGTACGACCTCGCCCACTTCGCAGAAACCATGTTGAACATGGAAATTTCACAACATCATATTATTTGGGCAAAGATGGTAGCGGAGAATCCGAAGCTAGGAATCAACGCCCCACGAGATCACGGTAAATCATTCCTATTCTCATTCGCCTATGTAATCTGGAGAGTCTATTACAATTGGCTCCCCACACAGCTTATGAGTCTGGAAAACTTCAAGTCAGTCCCGAGAATCTCTATTGGATATATCTTTTCAAACACCGTCGATCAGGCCGTCTTACTTCTCGACCTCGTGAAGCAGGAGGTGGAATCTAACCCAAGACTTCAGCATCTAGTACCTGCACGTAAAGATGTTTGGTCTAAAACAGCGGTTAAGTTTTCAAACGGTTCTCAAGTTCGAGCAAGAGGTTGGAATCAATCTGTGCGAGGAGCCCACCCAGTCTGGATTGTTTGTGACGATGTTTTAAAAGATGAGATTATCTATTCAGAGGTTCAAAGAAAGAAGTACAACGACTATTTCTTTTCAGCAGTGACACCCATGCTAGTAC